CAAGATAAAACCACGATTACCAGTTTCTTTTCCAATTACAAGACGGCATACGATATTTACAAGACCCATAACATTTTCAATAATTTTTTCTCTGATTTTAGGAATGAACTGATTGTAAATTTGTCCGCCAGGCGTTTCGATTTGCCGTGTGGTTTCCCAAGCTGTATAAACTTTATTAACGCCCTCCCATGAATTCACATAACGAATTAGATCCGTAAGGAAAAATGAGAATTTATTGTAATCGCCCCTTTCTGGAATACCCATTGCTCTGCCGTCTTTTGTTCGACTCAATTTAGCCTTTTCACCAAGCCATGCTTGCTCTAATTCTGAGATGTTATCAATAACAATATTGTCATAGTCCTTAACATATTTATCATGTATTTCTTTAAGCATCTTCTTAAAACCGACCTCGGTATCATTCAGATCAGCGTAGACAATATCAATGTTTTCTTCTCCAGCAAGTACAATGGTTGTACGGTCAACATCAATCACTAACGTTCTGCCAGGTAAGTATTTAATGGTTGTTGTTTTCCCCGTTCCTGGTGGTGCATAGATTATTGAAAAGAAATTACTCCCTTTCTGTAATTCAGAAGCTTTTTTAATTTCCATTTTTCACCGCCTTTTTAGCCGTTTCACTAAACTTCACACCTTGCAACCCGATGTTTTTCGACGGAACATAGTGTGCGTAATCAAACTCATCAGCTCCCTCAGCTTTCATTAACTCTGCGATTTTAGTTTTGTTTGGTTCAACTTTGCATAGCTCAATTGGTACTTCTTCAGGCTTCGTTATTTCTAATTTCTTAGATGTATGAAATCTGAAATTGTTAACGACTCCATCAATCTTTTTAAGCTGCATTGATTCCATCGCTTCACCAATATAAGAAAGTAATGAATAGGCACGCTTTTCAAGTAATTGCGCTTCTGACTGTAGTTGTTTCGCAACTTCACGTTTAGCTTTGGCTTTGGCCATAATGTTTTTAATAACATAGCCCGTGTTTTCTGCTTTAACTTCAAATTCATCAGTGATTGATTCCAAAGTGTCTTTAAGCATTTCATAGTTTTCGTTTTCTGGATCAGATTCTATTTGATCCTGCAAAAACTCATAATTTGATTTAAGCTCGAATATTGTATTATCCATTTTTCCTCCTATTTGTTATAATGAAGGTATACACATATACCTAGCTCGCATTACCGTGCGGGCTTTTTTATTTTGCAATCGTTAAATTCTTGTTTGCCATTTTCTGGCGGGCGATATCATTTTTATGATGTTGCATGTTTTCTGCAAACAACTCACGATTTTCTTCTTGTAAATCATTAGCGAAATCAATCCAGTCTTGACGGCTTTTTTCACAATTAACAAGGCTTTGTTGAGTTGATTCCAACTCTCTTTTAATGCGATCATAATCCGCAAGTTTAAATTTTTCTTCTTCTGTTTTAAATCCGAACATTTTTAATTTCCTTTCTATGTATGCGTTTTAATCCTCCTAGTGCTATAATTACTGTGAGCAGATATTTGCGGTATTTGCTTAGTCTTATAGAAAGGAGAAACGCATGAATAAAATTAATTTTTTATATGCTTGTCAAGATGACATGGTTCCTATTTCCATTATTCTTATTAATGGTGGAAATGCTGCTATATCACCAAAAATAAATCTAGTTTCTGAATTGATTTTAGACAGCGATTTGGAGAGATATTCTTTTCAAATACTATCCGATGGAAATCCTATTTCCGAATCAGCTCCATTCCCTGATGACAATGTAAAAACTATCGATACCGGACAAGAAAATTTATATGGATTTTCTTTAGTTACTTCTCTGACCGTTCCAATTGTCTATAGCAAAACATCTGTAGAACTTTCTTTTATCTTGTTTAAAGATAATTTGAAAATTTCAGAATCAAATGTAAGTTTATTCTTCAACTAACACACCTTTTAGTTCCCCAGCTTTAATTTCTGATGATATTGGTTCGTCAGCTAATTGAAATTGGGGTTCTTTTTCTTTTTTCTCACTCATAAATATCTCTTTTCTAGCGGAGCACCGCATTTAATTTTGCTGGGTTGACTATGTATGTGTAGGTCATAGCCCACTTCCTCCATTAAATTTCTGATAAAATTCATTGTTAATAAATTCCATCATTTCTTTATAATGAAATGACCATTTACCAGCATCAGCCGGATAAAATACCCAACCGCCATTTTCTATGGATAACTTTTTTACCATTTCTGGACGGTTTAACAAGTTCTTGATAGTTGTTCTTGAGCGGTTTGATTTTTTTATGAATACATCCATACCGACCCAACCGTCAAAGTCTTTTTCTTTAAGCTCGTGATATTCAACTTTATCTACAAGAATCTTATCTTCTGGAATTAAAACTGAAATAGTCGCTTGTACTTCAAGTGTTTGTTCCATGTGTTTTCCTTTCTATTTTCGTTCTTTTTCGGGAACGTTTGCTTTAAAAAAAATGCCTAAATCTTCTTTATCGTATCCAAAAATAGAAGCCAATTTGATAAGTTCATTAGCCCCAATAGACACAATGCCGTTTTCTCTTTTTGCGTAAGCGGCTCGTGTTTTCCATCCCATTCGCTTAGCAACTTCATCTTGTGTCAAATCATTTGCGATTCGTTCTGCTTTGATTCTATTTAAATCAATAGTCATATTCATTTCTCCTTCCGTTCTTTTTCGGGAACAATTTAATAATAACACTATCGTTCTCTCTTGTCAACAAAAAAGTTATAAAAAAAAACAAAAAAACTTTTTTCGTTTACATGTTGTACTTTTTTGGGAACAGTGGTATAATGTTTTTATCAAGTTTATAGAGAGAAAATCATGCGAACAAATGAAGAAATTGTAAGAATACTAATAGATGAAAAAAATAAACAGAATCTTTCCATATCTGAATTAGCTAGAAGAGTTGATATGGCGAAATCTGCTATATCTAGATATTTTAATTTTAGTAGAGAATTCCCGTTGAATCGTGCTGATGATTTTGCTAGAGTACTAGGAATATCTACAGAGTATCTGCTAGGCATATCTAAAGATGAAATACCTAATAAAACAAAAAAACAGTCTCCTATAGTAGAAGAAATAGGAAAGGTAACTTCTAAGCTTGAAGAACCTCGTCAAAAAGTAGTACTCGAAACTGCCAATGCACAATTTAAAGAGCAGGAAGAAGAAAAAGCTAAAATTATCTCTCTTAAAAATGAACAAAAACAGACTATTGATCTCGCCGATTTGGTAGATGATAGTAAGGTTGATTGGGATAAATGGGTTTCATTTGACGGCAGGCCTCTAACTGATGAAGTAAAAGAAGCTATGAAAAAAGCTCTAGGAAAAGAGCTAGAAGACAAATAGGAGGTTTCTATGAGCAGACAGGAGCTTTTAGAATATCTCCTCAAAGAAATTGAAAAATGTGGATTCAAAATATGTGATATTAAATCTATGCCACTACCGGCAGTTGTTAATGTTGATGCGAGGGTAATGATTTATAATTCTGATGAAGCTACTCCTTTCGAAGTTGCTCATGAATTGATTCATATCATTAATAAAGATAACCATCGTGGAAAATATTTTGATGCAATCAATCCACAAGAAGTTAGAGCAAACCACGAAGCGATTCTTTTGCTTTGGGAAATATTTGAAGCCAATGGGGGAAGCTACGAATATTTCAATGTGTTTGTGAATACAACAGATGCACCTTTTGAATTGGCTGAGTCAATCATCAAAAATGAATATTTAGAGCTGCATGAAGCTATAACTGAAATATTTGAAGATGAAATAAAAGTTAGTATTAATAAGCAAGAAATGCACGACTATATTGTAGATTACATTAGTTATTTTGATGTAATTGAATCTGTTAATATTTATCAATTTCTGGATCGTTATCATCTAAGCCATAATTTCTATAATATGGCAGAAAAAGAATTCCGGCTATTATTGGGAACTACTTAAATAAGTAAAACTACGAGCAATGTCTTGGATTCTCGTTAAAAGCTAGGTTAGGAAATATAAACTTATGAAAAATGGAAAAACTCCTAAAGCTAAAAAACCAATTTATAAAAGAATTTGGTTCTGGATTGTAGTTATCGTGTTAATTTTCGCTATCAAAGGAATGGGAAGCGGGAAGTCAGATGATAAAAATACAAGTTCAAAATCAAAAGAAACCTCACAATCATCAACTAAAAAAGATGAAACTAAGGTTACTTCGAAAAGTTCTTCAGAAAAACCAAAAGCTTCTTCTAAGTCAGTTTCTGCAACACCAGTAACATTTGAGGAAATTGTAAAGGCCTATCAAGCAAATGGAGCGGCCGCTGATGATACATACAAAGGTAAAGTGCTAGAGTTCCAGGGAACTGTTTCAAAAGTAACGAAGGCAGTATTCTCTGGAACCGATGTAACGATTGATGCAGGTAACTTCACAGATAATCAATTCATGGATACTACTGCAACAGTTAACATGCCTAATGACATCGCAAAAAAATTAGTTTCAGGACAGACTTATACTTTCCAAGCGAAATTAAATGATGCAACCGTAATGGATAGCGGATGGGTACAAAATCTAAGTTTGAGCAAAGGGACAATAAAATAAAAAAATCCGCCCAACTTTGGCGAGTCCCGGGCGGATTTAAACTATAAAGTAGTACAAAAGCTTTTAACAAGCTTTTTACTATACCATTTTATCAGAAATGAGGTATAAAAATCAACAATGGGAAGATATATTAAACGAGGTAAAGTTTGGCAATACGAAATATCTTACAAAGATACTGATGGAAAATATAAAAAGTTGAGAAAAAGCGGTTTCCCTAAAAAAGCCGATGCGATTTCAGAAGCTGGTGAAATTGAAGCGAATCTTGCCAAAGGATTTTATACAGTTAGCCAGGATGTTTTACTAACTGATCACTTTAAGCAATGGATAGAAATATTCAAAAAAGGTAAAGTATCAGACGGAACTTACAGGAAATACCTGTATACGTTGTCAGTCTTAAAGAAATATTTTTCTACTGCTACTATTAAAACAATGAACCGTGTAAAATATCAAGAGATGTTAAATGAATTTGCTGAAGGGCATTCCGATTCATCTGTAAAACAAATCAATGTTCATGTTAGAGCAAGCTTAGAAAATTTACTTGATGATTTTATTATAAAAAATGATTTTACAAAAGGAGCAATCTCTAAAGGTGGTAAAGGTACCAAAAGTGCCGAACTAAAATATTTAGATTTTCAAGATTTTACAAAATTAATTGCATTTGCTAAAGAAAAAATAAATCCTATATATTCTTCATCTTTCATGATATACATTGCTGCCATGACTGGCATGCGATTTAGTGAGCTTTTGGGACTGACTTGGGATAATGTAGATTTTGAAAAAGGACAGATATACGTAAAAAGGACTTGGGATATTTATAAAAATAATTTTGCACCAACTAAGAATGACCAATCTGTACGTTTTTTAGCCATTGACAGCTCGACTATGCAAGTCATGATAAATTATAAGGAACAGCAAGAAAAGCTCTTAAAACGGCTCGAAATCGAGCCAGAACACCCTTTTGTATTCTACAATATCAAGAATGGACTGATAACTAATAATTCACTCAATAAGCAGCTAAGAAATATGTGTAAAAAACTTGGATTTGATAAAACAATTACTTGTCACGGATTAAGACATACTCATGCCTCTACCATGCTTTATAAAGGGATTAATATTTTATATGTCTCTAAAAGGCTCGGCCATAGTAGTTTGAACGTGACGATGTCAGTATATTCTCACATCCTAAAAGAACTTGAAGAAAAAGATAATGAGAATATCAAAAAAATCTTTAGTGAAATAAACAATAAGTAATTTGGCACAAATTTGGCACAAATCATAAAAAGAGCAACAAAAAAGCCTTGCTACGAAGGCAAGGCGAGGTTTGGCACCATGATCCGAGGGGGATTCGAACCCTCGACCGTTCGCTTAGAAGGCGAATGCTCTATCCAGCTGAGCTATCGGACCAAATCTTGTATCCGTAAGTTACTGACCAAATGGTCAGCACCGACAGAAACAAGTTTATCATATTCTTACTTTTTTTTCAATTATTGGCCGGTGTAAGTACTGTAACCATTATTATACGTAGATGCACCATTATCACTCGTGTTGCCATAAGTTGACGTTGCACCACCATTTTGACTTTGGTCCTGGTAAGTTGAATAATCAGTTGACCCTTCATTATAGGTTCCTTGTTGATTGGTCGTCGTATCCGAGGTGCTCTGAGCGGTAGAATCACTTTGGGTCGTATCACTAGCTGTGTTAGAAGTTTCTGAGCTCTCTGATGTGTCATTTGAAGATTGGACAGAACCCCCACTTGTTGAAACATACTTTCCAGAGTTGCTAGAATCAAGTTTCACCAAAGCTCCTTTGGTATCAATCCCATAAACCACTGCATCTTTTCCTTTTTCAGTCACGGTAGCAGAAGGCATGTAATAAAAAGGTGTTGAACTAGAGCCAAACATGGTCTCGTAAGTAATCAAATTACTTGGTAAAGAGGTAACCGTATCTTCACCAAGCGATTTTTTCATTGCATTTTGCATCGCCAGATAAATATTTGTTGGCATAAATTGGTAGGAACCACCATTGACCATCTCTCCAACACCCTCGTATTGGATAGAGACAATCTTATCAAAACAGCTCTTATAACCTAGCAATGAAGTAATGGTTGCTGTATTGATAGGTATATTTGTCCGAAAGTCTTTCGAAACTTCATTCAAAAACTGCTCATAACGCGTAATGTTGTCAAGCGCAAGAATTTTTTTCATTAGAGCAGCAATGACTTCACGTTGATGAGCCGCCCGTCCATAGTCGCCGTTCGGAAGATGATGACGATCCCGGGTATAAACTAGCGCTTGGTCTCCATTGATATGTTGCTTACCTGGTTCCACAGTAGCGGTGTATTCCGGCTCCGTATCAGAGATGTAGAGGGTTTGTCCTGTCGTGTTATTGATATCAATCCCACCAACATTATCCACCAT